CCGCACGTACGGTGGTGTGAGAGGTCGGAAAACGAAAGTAGGAAGAAAACTTTCGTTTTCCTCCTACTCGATTTTTTCAAAAGACGCGTTACAGGTGGCTGTGGTGCGTTTTTTATTTTTTTGTGTTACACGAAAATACAAGTTTTTCCAATTATTTTTACTATTATTGCAATCAATAATACAAACGCATAGATGCAGGATTTCTGCAAATTTAAGGGCAGAATAGTTCCGTTTAGGGGAATGAATGACGATGGGATGATTACATTGTATATCAGATATTCGCATTATGGGACATCCAGCCGCAAGTCGACCAACATCAGAGTCCGTCCGGAAGATTGGAATGGGGCGTCGATATCCGGGGCAGTCCCCGAATCCAGATGCTACAATCTCAGGCTGACGGCCATGAAGAGTGCTACTGATGATTTTATCGCCACTCATAAAACCGGTGCTGTTCACGAAGTTATACTCGATGCGTTGTCATCTGTTTTTGTACGAGTAAGGGATAAAGCTAAAGACACTTCCTTGGTTTCATATGCCCGATCCCTTTACCGTTCAAAGCTTTCAAAAGGAGAAATCACTGATTACACTTACAGGATCAGCATGGGAAAAATTGATTCATTTGAACGCTTCCAGAGGACATCGAAAACTGGTATGCCTCATGCCGGATTGTCATTGGAAGATATCAATGCCACCATTGTCAGGAACTTCATTGATTTCAAAATCATGGAAGATTGCATTAGCACAAGCGCATCGCTGCACAAGTCTATCCAACCGATTGTAACTGCAATTCGGGCGGCAAATGCTGAAGGCCTCATTCTCGACAGTACGTTTGCCGCTATAGGGATTGCGCTCAAAGAAGCATTGATAGAACACGACATTAAGCCTCAGGAACATTCCGTTCATGTGCTCAGAGGTGAGGACTTGCGAATCCTCCAATCAGGGCGCTTGTGTATGCGGGATGCTGAGCCTCTGGCTGACGCTGTCGATATATTCATTTTCAGTCTGTGCACCTGCGGCCTTTCATTTTCCGATGTTGCCCGCCTGCAGTGGAATGATATTTCATCGGATTGGACCAGCATGAAGAAGCCGCAGTACAAGACCGCCAGAAATCCAATCGTCGTCCCACTTTCCGTCGAGACCATCGGCATACTGGCCAGATGGGCAGGTCGCCATGCCAAGTTCATATTCGGCATACTGCCGGAAGGAATGAATGTCAATGATTCACGAAATCTCAGAAAAGTAATCGAACCGCAAGAATGCTACTACGACGCTATGCTTGCCCGTGCCGCAAGACTATGCGGTTTGAGAATGTCAATGTCAATGTCGGACGCAAGGCATACTTTTGCGGTCAGTTGCGCTAAGAGAGGAATGAATATCAAGACTTTAAGCCGTTTTCTCGGGATGAGCCTCCAGAAGACGGAAAAAGTTTATGGGACATATTATCCTGAGAATGATGTCGAGTGTCTGGACAAGTGCTTGAAATCCCTTTGGAATGAGTAGTTTTGCGCTTTTAATATCAAAAAGAATGAGAACCGTAAAAAACTGACATCCCACGTGGTGTCTTTGTCTTGAAAAAAGACAGAAAACTGAAAGGCAAGTGCCTTGTCGTGTTTAAATTCAACCTTCTGGCAGGTAACCGCAGCATTGAAGTACCCACTAAACTGTACGTGTCACCGGAAAATTGGGACGGACGGAAACATTGTCCTCGTGCCGGTTGTCCGAGCATCGCTAAACTCAGGCGTCAACTGGCATATTTCAAGGAGAAGATTTATTCCAGACTAGGGGCATGTAATGCGGTTATAACTCCGGAAGTATTGGAACAGATAATCAGCGGCGGGTATCTGAACCCATCAGGTGTCTCGCGTAAGACCCCTCTCATTTCCTATGCCAGACACGTCAATATCTTGCGTTATCAGTTGGGTGCTATAGGTTATTCTGTTTTTAAGAATTCCTGTCTGGCGATAGATGAGTTTGAAAGATTCCAGGGACACCTCCAGCGTACACCTCCCACCCTTGATACTTTGAAACCGGAGTTGTTTGAGTCTTACAGGGAGTATCGCAGAGTGACTCTGAAGAACAAATGCCTGGAAACCATTGACAAAGCTGTACTTCCTTTTCAGATGGCTGTGCGCCACGCGATAGCAAATGGCATTATCCCCAATTCTGAGTTTGATCGGCTTTTCGGAAGCGCATTCATGCGGCAGCGCACGAGAAGATATGCTGCGGCAGAAGAAGCTGTAGTGCGTTACTTGGATGATGTGGATTTCTACACCCTTCACGAGTATTGGTTAAAATTGAAATCGGGACGCCGAAAGGGTGTTCTCGACATGTTTTTCTTTTCATTCTATTGCGATGGACTGCGCTTCTCGGATATCCTTACGTTGGAATGGGACAATATCGATATGGACGCTCAATTATTGAGGAAATGTCAATATAAGACTCGGCAGGAAGTGACTGTGCCGCTTTCTCCTACGGCGATGGATATACTGAGGCGGTGGTCGGGGCGACGGCAACTATTTGTCTTCAGGTTGTTGGACCCGCAGACAGACATGACTGACCAGAAGTCATTGTACGCCCAGCATATGTCCAAGACGCGCTCCCAGAATGGCGTTCTCTGCAGGATAGGAAAAGAACTGAATCTCAATGTCGGTCTGACTACACATGTTGCCAGGCATACCTTCGCCGTCAAGGCCATCAACAGGGGCGTAAGCATTTATATCCTCAGCAATCTCCTTGGTCATTCATCCGTAATCGCCACCGAGAAAACCTATGCCAAACTGTTGCCGAAGACGCTTGACATCGCCCGGTCAGCAATATATGGTGGCAAGTAAGTCAATGTTGAATGTGCCTGAATGAGGGGTGTCTGTCGAAACGTCACGATATCGGGTGAGGTGACGAACATTGTTTATTTGCCCTATATCGTGATATCTTCTTCATGTTAATGTTAAAAGGGCCTGCAACAAGTTAAATCAAGTTACCAGCAAGTTAAATTATGCCCACGTCGGGATGTACTTCATATACCGTGGTGCGGTATCCGGATCAAGAGGTTTGATGAGTCTTTTACTCCGAAACGCTTTCTCAACAATGCATTTGCCAGTCATCCCACTGAATATACATTAGACCGCCACGCAAAACTGGAGAGACAATTAGCGTGAATGACTCTCAGAATTCGTCAACGAATGGATTGACATATTGCTGAACGGGGTGTTTTCTGGAAGAAGGCAGCACAAACAGTCCTTGAAAGGCTAGTCATTGAACATTCTGAGACAGCTGAGTCAATGTAAAAATAAGATATTGTTACAATCTTATTGTGCGAATTTATGTTATATTAAGATTGATTTGTTAACTTTGTTCTGATAATATGCGTGAATATGAGCAAATACGACCAGCAACAGAAAGAACAGATTATAAAAAGACTTGTTTTTGACAATCCATGGTGGGCTACCGGCAAGATTGCTGAAGACTATGATTCAATGCCACGCCGACCTTATATAGACCTCTTCTATCCGATTGTGGCAGATCTTTCGCTGCGTAGGGCTGCTATTTTGATGGGGCCAAGACGCGTCGGAAAGACAGTAATGATATATCACGCCATCAAGCGGCTGATTGATAGTGGCGTTGATTCCAGAAGAATCATATACATGTCAATCGATACCCCGATTTATAGTAATGTTTCCCTAGACGAATTGTTCTTATATGCGAGAACATCTCTCCATACTGAGGATGTGGATGGGTTCTTCGTCTTTTATGATGAAATCCAATACTTGAAAGATTGGGAAGTTCATCTTAAATCAATGGTCGACACATATCGCAAGACCAAATTCGTTGCATCCGGTTCTGCGGCGGCAGCATTAAAGATGAAAAGCAATGAGAGCGGCGCCGGTCGGTTCACTGATTTCATGCTTCCTCCATTGACGTTCTTTGAATTTCTCCAACTCCAAAAAATGGATGGCTGTGTCATGGAAGTTAAGGACCGTTCAATCTGCCCTTATGATACGCTAGATATTGATGAATTGAATAGATATTTCTTCGAATATATAAACTATGGAGGGTATCCAGAGGTCGTTTTTTCGGAGAAAATCAGAGAGAATCCGAGTCAATACATCAAGAACGATATTGTTGAGAAAGTCTTGCTTCGAGACCTTCCGAGTCTTTATGGAATTTCTGATATTCAGGAACTTAACAAACTCTTTCTCCATATTGCTTTCCGCAGTGGCAATGAGTTTTCATATGAGACCCTATCAAGCGAGGCAGGTATTAAAAAAGATACAATCAGGAAATATCTGGAATACCTGGAAGCTGCATTCCTTATAAAAGTTGTGAATCGTATTGATCAGAATGCCAAGAAAATGCAGCGTGTCACATCGATGAAAATATACCTCACCAATCCTACACTGCGTTGCGCCCTATATACGCCAATCAGTGAAAACGACGATGCGTGCGGAGAAATGGTGGAAACGGCTATCTATGATCAGTGGATACTTGGAGAGAAGACTAGCTTCTATTATGCCAATTGGAACAAGGGTAGAGATAAAGGAGAGGTTGATATCGTTTGGGTTGACGCTGCTACTCAGAAGGCATTCTCTCTTGCCGAAATCAAATGGACAGACAAGTTCTTCGAGGACCCTAGTCAACTCAAATCGCTGAGGAAGTTCTTGGCCGCAAATGATGGAATACGTAAAATAATTGTAACCACAAAATCAAAGCGCGGTAAAGCAATTGTTGATGACAACACGTTTCTCTTTATTCCATCCGCTTTGTATGCTTATTGGGTGTCTCGATATCTTTTCGAGGAGAAAGCAAACCAAATTCTTCTTCCGGAGCGAGATGCATAATAAGCGTAAAAAAATCTCTTATTTTAACATTTGCTTGTAAATTATTAAATATCAGCAAGATGAAAGTGTAAAATAAGGGGGTAAAAAGAAATAGGATTCGACAAGTTGAGTCTTAAAGTGCCTTATGTGGAATGAAGAATCCATCATCATTCGACATTGGAACTCGAAGGATGTGACTTTGCCTCCACAAGTCGAAAATCTGTTTCCCAAAGTATGGCGGTCCCTGTCCGCAATGGCTGGCTTCGCCTGTTATCCGCGTATCGTCTAATTCAATGCAACCTGATGCAAAAGTAGAGAAAAAATGTGCGACAAGTTACCTAATGGAAGATATGATATTAAAGAGTATTTTGCCGTTTTTGCCGATTATTTCAGACCGTGACGAAGTAAAGGGACATGTTTTTAGCGAAAATTTGCTATTTTTGAATGATTCTAAAAATCTGTTCCATATATAATCAGCAAAACGAAATGCGTTGGACTACAAAACGAAATGTGACAAAATAAGTTCAAAACGAAATGCGACAATTATTGGACACAGACAATTATAATATGTCCATCAAAACACTGTTTAATCAGTATTTGAGAGGCATTTAACATTATTATAAACATCACATCTTCATTCTTCAAATAGGGCTTGTTGGTGTTTTTCTTCATAATTGCATAATCATTAGAAGATGCGACACAACGAAGTCAAGGGCATACGCCCCCGGCTATGCGTTGTGTCGCATCTTTGTGTAAGTATGTGGGTGAGATCTCTATTTACAAGTCGGGGGCTTTTTCTTTTTAAGCCCTTTTACGATAAACAATATCTCATCTTATGAACTGAATGTTATAAGTGCCATTACTGTTTGCCACTATAGAGTACCCTTCGCCTGATTGCATCTTCTCAAGAAATATCTTTTTCTGTCCGCCTTGAAGCATTGCAGAATAGTTATACATCACCCTATTCTGAGAGTCAACACGCATCTCGATCTTATAATAATTGCCGTCCATGATGTTGCTAATCACTTGCGATCTAAGCCCCAGGGCGTCAAGCGCACTCTGCGTTATAGCCGTTCCGGTTGGGATGAGACCGTTGACAACGAGCACAAGGTTACGAAAGGCATCCGTTACAGCTTTCTGCGACATAACAGCTCCTGCTGCAAAACCTGTTGTTTGTAGAATGCTACTTTGTGTCAATACATCTTCTGATTCTTGCTTCAGATAAGAATACTCACTCCCCAATTGAGCTAAAAACATCATTATAAGGCAACCGTTTACCCATCCAGACATATAGCAAGCTACATATTCATCCGTTGCATCCCACATGAAATTTACTGGAAATAGAACCTGCGCAGAACTTCCTGTTATTGTCACATAGCATCTTACGAGAACAGAAGATCCAGCATTGGTCTTGTCATACAATTCCCGTAGTGTCATCCCAAATGAATTGACAAATTGTTCAGGTGTCGGAGAGTCCGGGAAATCTTCAGGAATATCTATAAAAATGATATCCATTTTATCAAGCTTTGCCTTGTCGGCATCAGTGAAGTCATTTGAACTCAATCCTTTCCCGGCCTCCCGTGGCTGAAAAAGTAACCTTGAGGCATTTAAGGTGGTTTGTGCCTGGCTTTTGATGAGAGCTTTCATCTTGCCTACTGTAGCTGCCATATTATCTTTGAACACTATTTTCATACGCAAATAGTTAAAGGGACAGTATGATGGTTGTCCTCTGGTGGTACTTCTATTTCATTTTATGCGAACATGGCATCAATCTCCTCATCTGTGAGGGGCTGGAGATCTGCAGCTTCGACATATCCGCTAAGATCTATTGTTCCTCCAAGAGGGTCCCAATCTGTACCGCTCCAAGTATAGTTGGTCCCTGCAGGTGTATTGCCGTGTTCAGCTGTCACATTCCAGGTGTCTCCTGCCTTATTGCCTGTCGTTGGCAGGTCTGCGAACGTTGCTTTGGTGCCTTTCCAGTTCAAAACCTTTCCAAGTCCGGCAATAGCCGCATCCATCTGTGCCTTTGTCTGATATCCGCTGTCGTTGTTCAACTGGCTCACTTTTGACGGATAGGCAGGGAGTTTTACAGTCTTTCCTTCTATGGTAGCTGCTGTATCACCGACAGATACACCCTCTATGACATTGACCTGTGCACCGGCAGCTACACCGTTGAGTTTGCTTTTATCTCCTGCTGTCATCAGGCCATTATCTTTTGTGGTTGCATTAGGAATAGTTTTGGAAACAGGATTTCCATTCTTGGTTACCGTAATTGTCGTTCCTGAAACAGTCACGTCTGATACGAAAAAAGCCTTGAGCTTTACAATCAATCTGGAGAGATTCTCCTTGCTTACAAATTTGGGAATAGTCATAACAATTAATTATTTAGTTGATAAAATTCTGTCAATAAGTTCATCAAGTTCGCTTTCTGAGATCTCATCAATGCCTCCAGCTATCGCTGTAAGGATTGATTGTATGGAAGCAATCTTATCTTTATTGCTATCAAAATCGGCATATTCCAATTCCGGATCAGCAACTTGTATTAATTTGGCAGCATCTTCGGCAGGCTGTCTTAGCCAGGCGATGAAGTCCTGTTCTGTACCTTGGAAGCCGTAACGAACTGCAACATCATATGCGGAAAGGCCATTTGCCGGCACAGCTATATCACTTGCGAGATGCACTATGTTGCCGTATTCTGGGGATTGACAGGAATGCGACACAAGACAGAATGCCCTGCATACATCAGCAGTGAACATATCTTGCCCACCATCATTTTCCACAAGCAGAAGCCCGTGTTCACCAGTATGTGTCTGTTCCTTGCCCGGATAAATAAACCGTATTGTATTGCCTTCTACCGTATAGTCGGATATAGATATTTTTCTATACCTGTTTATAAGATATAAGGCTATCGACTTTTGAGACAAGTCTTCAGGTGCTCCGCACCTTGACACTTTCCATTCAATCGGCAAATCGTTTCCTATTCTAAAGTTTATCATATGCATAAAAATAAAGGGGACTTTTTATGTCCTGCCAAAGGCAGTTATTATGAGATCTTTCTGAGATTACTTTAATGTCCCCTTTCTGTTTATATTTCATCAATTTGTGGTTACTGTTGTTCCTCTGTCAAGTTTCATAACAAAGCGATAACTTGCATTGTCCCGTAACAAGGCAATCTTGAATGTTTGCATTTCTCCTCCAAACCCGGATTCTGATTTTACAAGTCGGATTCCGAATGTAGCTGTAAACAATGGACCGTTTCCCCGTGGAATGCCATCACAGCCATTATACTTGTTAGCAGTACCATCAGCTTTATCTTTGCAGATGTCAATCCAGTTATTAGCGACAACCTTTGACTCATATGGTTTCGTATGAAAGGCCAACTTTGGCTCCCATATTTCCCAAAAGATTCTCTGTAGAGACCAAGGCAGCACTAATGAACGGTAACCTCCACCGACCCATTTCTCCGGTATCTCACAGTCTTGCAAGGGTGCAGACAATACTTTTTTATATTTTTTGTTTCCCCTGTTCTGGTATCGGTATACATCAATTGTGCATCCTGCCGGTATTGTTTCACCTTTCAGGCGAACTATCGGGAAGTAGTCACTAAGTCTGCCATTGGCATTCTCAACGATGGACCTGCGTGTACGTGACGTCAGTAAATCAAATGTCGGAATTTTTTCCCCGTTCACATCTTTGAGACATTCCAGCATATCACAAAGAATCTCCCCGAGACGTTCCGGAGTTATTGAACCTGTCAGTGTTTCGGATTTGAGCTTCTCTGCTTTTATTATTATATCATCAATCCGTATCATATCAATTGTCCATTAGTCTACAATACAATTGCGCCTGTCCTACTGGAAAACTCTGAGTGTCCGAATAGAATGCCTTAAGGTATGCACGATTGTCCTCTTTATAGTTGACGGATATTGTGATTGGCCGCATTTCCATTACACCACCTCCTTTCATATAATACTGAATGGCATATGTAACTCCAGTATTAAGTCCTCTTTCTACAAGCTTTGTCACATCCGTATCAGGTATGAGATCGTCAATATTTGCCGAAGGTGATACCTTTTGATTAAGAGTTATGCACAGATGCCATCCTTCTCCGAATTTATGAAGCAAATGTGCCTCAATTTTCGTATTTGATTCCCATTTGCTGTATATCAGATGTTTTTCTTCTCTGACATAGTCTTCAAGTCGTGGTATTTCAAAAATGTAGTAACCACCATTGCTATCTCCACTGATTGTTGCAGTTCTCAGTTGATAGCAATTGTGCCTGGTTCCATTCTTAAAAGTCCTCTCGCCATTTGGGGCATACGATTCAATGATGTTGAAATACAAAGGCTCATCATTATTGGCATTAACGTTCACAGTTCCTGCCTTAATTGGAAGAATTTCACCCTCCAGCATAACAATACCATCTGTCCATGACGTTGTACCGTTATCGTTGTATGCGAGTTCGCAACCAGATAAAATACAAGTCGCCTCATTGCTATGCATCATCGTTTGCACGACATTGCGGATTGTATCCTTGACAGCGTCCTGCATAAAATTGAAGTCGTCGAGGAAAATGGGCTGTTCGCCCTCGAATGTAAGGAATCTGTCCATATCAATATATCTTTATTGTGTATTGTACACCTGCATATTTATAGTAGTTCACCCACCTGCGGATGGATTCAAGATTATCAGTCGTTGCAACATGTAAAGGGACCATTATGAGGAAGCCGCCGACTAACCTGTCCGAATTTGACAGATATACTGAATTGTTTCTCTCAGATTTCATTGTCATATAATCTTCCACATCTTTTTCTGAAATATACGACAGGTGTAATGTCTGCTCTATGATTCTGTCCACGATGTATATTCCATCTGTACGCAGAAGATCATTCAGAAACTTCTCAAGGTATATCGTAATCGCATTGTATGACAGTCTTTCCTCTATCCCTTTCCTATACGTATCAAATGCACGATATATCAGTGCCACGGGATACAGCATAGCCTTAATGATGGAGTATAGGAACTTTTTCCGCATTATTCCAGGGATAAGAATAGCTATCCATCTGTTTATATCAAAGTTGTAGAACATACTTTACTGTCATTTTAAGATTTACTGGCTTCAATGCTCCTCCGGCTGCTGTGTAATTATTGCCTGTCACTGTGGAGAATCCGGAGTCTTTGTCTGCCTTCACTTTCACAGTTCCAAGAAGAAGATCTGCAACACCAGATGCTGCTTGAACGGCATCCACAAGACGTGTCTTATTGAACATCCCGCCATATACAATGCCGCTTAGATAACCTGATATCGCGTCCTCCACAGGAAAGACCGTCCTGTCCGCTATAAGCGACCCGTCTGAATTCAAAAGCATGGGGTCATACTGAACCTGTAGCGATATACTTATCTCATCCGGGTCGTATGAATAGACCTCCACAATCACTCCAGCTGGCTTTCTTTTATTCAAATAGCTTTTGAAAGGCACTAAAACATCATTTGAAAGGGCTATGGGAGTTCCTTTTTCATCTTCGCCAGAAACAAGCACAAGCACACCTCCGCCTTTGTCCCTGCAAGCTGCGTATTTGACGAGCTGTTTGGCCTGATTGACCTCTGCATACAGGAATTGTCCATTAGCATCATTATAGACGAGTTCATCTCCATGTTGATATTCCAAGCAAATCTTATGATACCATGGTATGGAGGCCAGAACCGCAGTTGAAATCTTGTTGTCCACATCAAACCGGAAATGATCAAAGAACACTTCCAGCACAAACACGGCTGATGCCACAATAAAGAAGACTATACTCTCCACCGAGACTGTGCTGAACTCATCTTCGAAGCTGCTGCCTTTCAGCCCATACCTCTGTCTGATTACGGAATCAGCCATAAATGCGTCCGTCATTTCTTTTTTTATTTCCTTGATAGTTCGTGCCATCTTATCTGAATTCGTCTGTGAATTGTTCTGTAAATAGCGAAAGACTTATATCACCGTTCGCAGGTTCTGTTGCAGGGGATAATCCATTTTCGCGGACATAGTCCTGCATATACCTGTCATACATCACTTCCGGACAACGCAGTACTTTCCCGGCCTGGATTGCCTCGGTTATCGACAATCCGTTTTCTGCTGCAAGATCTATTACTGCTCTCAAGTCTCCATAAACCTGTATGGCGATGTCCGGCAATGTCTGTCCTGGTCTTACGGTCACTTCCATCGCAACAACAATTTCAATATTATAAATCCGGCAAATACCGCTACGGCCAAAATCAGAACTGGCCACCACGGAGGTTTTCGTTTTTCTTTTTTGGCAACAAACTCTGCAGTATCCGACTCCATCTCCTTCTTGACAATTTTCCCGATGTCCATAGCCATGGAATCTGACTGTTCTGTCACCCTCTGTCCTGTTTGCTTTTCTGAAATGCTTGTATTTATGACGGTTCTTGTCCTTTCAACAACATACTGCCTGCCGGATGAATCCGGTTCAGAATAGATCTCTTTGATCGTGGTCAGATCCTGCAGGGTAAGGCTTTCAATTTTTTCAGACAGCATCTCACGGGCCATGGACTCAACCTTCTGGTCCAGGACCGAATACTCTGATGATGTTTCTGACGAATGGGCGGAGGTTTCCCTTGATTCCTGCATTTTTTTCTGCATTCCGCAGGAGCCGATACCAAAACAAATAATAACGATTATGAAAAGTACAAAACGGTTCATAGTTTGAATTTTTTAAGCCTGTTCATCCATCCATTGAGAAATTTCTTCTGAGATGGCTTCTGTATAACCAGGTCATTATAATATCGTTTCCTTGCATTCAGTATTTCTGAAAACAATTTTTGGGGGTCTGTATCATTAACAGCCCTTATGGTGACCGGTCCGACGATTCCATCATCTTTGACACCAAGAATGCGCTGCGGTATTTTAATGCCTGGTTCTCCGGAATTATAGACCCAGTCGACAAGCAGATTAGCGATTGCTTGAGTCCGAATCTCATCAGCTTTCCATCTGTCCCAATAGTACGGCTTTAAGACATTCCATATGACATCTGCTTTGGAAAGAGATTTCAGATCATCTTTATCTATGTCACCGTCTCCATCAATGTCATATCCTACCTTTCTCCAGGTTCTGAGAGTAACGCCCATATTTGTTGCTCCTCCAGCATCATCCGGATCATTGACGAATCCTCCTTCCGAATCAAACAGCATCGGTGCGTACAGCCTTATATCAGCCATTGTCAGAATCCTCTTGCAACTGCTTCTCCACTTCTTTTTCGTTCTCTTCGAACTTTTTCAGGAAAGGCAGCTTTTTCAATATCTCAAAGCTCAATACATAATAAAGGAATTTAAGTGTCCTGGAGTCCGGAATGAGTTTCGCTAAATTTCTGAATATATTTACGGAATAAAAGTATAAAACAGAATAAACTATCCCGGTAATGCATTGTATAGCTGCAACTGGTTTCTCCATAAGATCACCAAGGACATATACGAGTATCACCAAAATAAAGAATACTGTCGTCTCCAGGAGACAATGAAAAAACTTTTTGACATTGAACCGTTCCTTGTCCACTACCATTCCAGATACTATTCCGGCGACGCAGTTCGCAAGGAATAGAAGAAAAATGACATACACCATAGACGATACCGGTGCCAGATAAGCCATAATGACGCTCATAATCGTCACTAAAAGAGGTTTGAATGTTGTAAAAATGTTGTCCATATCTTAATATTTTGAATCAATTAATATTTCTGAGGCAATTTTGACAGAACTGACTTTTTGGCCGTCCAGTTCCATCTGTTCCCGGATCTCACGTTTCCACATCTGAATGTCGTCGTCAAGCAGCATGTCGGATATGCCTACGCCGACTGAGGGATCTTCGTGAAGTTCACCTTTGTGAAGTTGGAGTATCAGTGCCTGGTTCTGGCAGAGAATGTCCCCAAGAACAAGCCCGGATATAATCTTTCCGGAAGAGTCCCTTTCCACCTTTATTTCAAGGTCACCGTCTTTAAGTTGTATCCCTATCATATCTCAATGCTTTATCGTATTATCCTCATAGTCTTCCTTGTTGAATTTTTCCGCTTTTCTTCGGACTTCTGGAACAAGAACTTCAGACGGGTTGCTCATTGTTCCAGCATTTCCCGCCACTGCCACAGTACCTGTTGGAAGCGAATGAGTATGTGAGTTGAACATATCAATCAGCGCATTTATTTTGTCTGTCAGTTCTGATATGTTTATCAAGCCACCAAGCTGGCCTCCATTGATCTCTATCCGTTCTATTTCATCGACTTGAAGTACTGCAAGGTCTGCCAAGTCTCCGGAAAGACTTCCAAGTATGACAGCGCTTCCGATCTTGGGAACCACCAGCATCTGCCTCTCCCTTTCAGTCAAGGAGGCCCGAAGTCGGATATCCCTCACTTCCATATTGCCGAATATGCAGCTGCATAGTATTCCATCAGTATCAGTAACGATACCCTGATATATTGTCAATGATGCAGGACCTGCCGCCTTTCGTATGTTTTCTTTCAGCCTTCTGTAGTTGTCCATATCAGTTCAGTCTAAATCCGAGTTCTATTTTCCTTTTTCCTCCGCCGCTGTTGAATATCGTTGTTACAGCTTGGACATAATACCTTCCATCCTTGTATTCATATTCCCTGTCACGAAGCTCAGCCGAATCTCCAGGTTTAACTTGCGGTACAAGCCAAGTCACTATATGTCCCTCATATCCATCAAAAGAAAGTCTCTTATGTTCACTCTCGCCACGCTGCTTCATAGACACTTCATCAGAAGACGCGCACTTAACCTCGACCTTGTCTCCGCCTGTACTTCCGTATTCACGTTCAATTACACTTCCATCTGGCATCAGAGCCTTTACTACAATGCGTATTTTCCTGTCCTGTGCCTTCATATACTTCAGGTCGCATTCCTGGACATTGCGTGAGAAATCGTATATGGCATCTTTGCCGACTTTTTCTCCCGGAGCATGAATGTGCAGGGTGTTTCCCGAAAGGTATATGTCTGCCCCGCATTCCTCCTGGACTTTCTTAAGGACATCATATCCGGTGGCTGTCCTTATCACAAATTTCTTATATGTCCAGGTATAGGTGCTGTCCAGTTTATAGCCACCTCCGACTTCAGAAATGACATCTTTCAGTAACTGCTCCAAAGTCACAGACTTGTATTGTCTGTCTTTCAGCGGAACCCTGAACTTGAAAAGATCATCCTCGCACTCTATCGTTATTGTTCCGTTATCCGTACCTATCCGCTGCACCCATCCGTCAAACTCACTGACAATGCCTGTCTCCTGATATCCAAGGCTTATGCTTACCCTGTCGCCTCTCTTGAGTTTGCTTTCAACATCAAGTGTCTTGTTGTATTCTGCTCCGGGAAGTACGATGACGGCAGTGTCTGCAAGCAAATCAACTGAACGATGTATCTCCACACTGTCAAGCATTCCGATTTTCCAGTCCCCAACCTGTATGTCATAACCCAACGTGAACATATCATTGCTGTTTTAAATCTTCTTTTTTTAACAATAGTCTATACGTGTCATCACTGACTGCATCAATTGAATATGCCTGGTTCCTGATGCCTGACGTAAACGGAAAGCTGAAATTCTCAACTACAATCTGCGAGATTGAGAATATTTCAAACAGTGGACAGGATACCTGTAGTTTTGCCGCTTCACACAAGGCCCGGAGCTTCCGGACATCTTCTTCTGGATATGAGTCATTCTCAATGCTCATGAGAATGCCAGATATACTGATATCATAATCGTCTTGTGTCCACCTTTCCTTTACCGTTCCACGGACACTGCCTTTGCATATCTGTTTCTTTATAATTGCGTTCTTTCCATTAAGTGTTATCAGTGGCTCAAAAGGCAGTGTCCACCATTCTCCGTCATCAGTCTTGAGTGCCAGAGGTAAATGCATCGGAATGCCAAGCGCATTGTTACGGAGCAGTTCCGCCACCTGTTCTTCAGGCATTTGTTCTATATCGTAACCTGCCACGTCTCCATTATCGGTTCTCCTGCCAGTAAAGGTATCATAGCCTGACGTGTCACCTATTCCAGCGGCTCTGTCTTGGAACGCCCAATATGGCGGAGTCTTTTCCGGGAAAATTCTGGAAGCTATGTTATTCAATATAAATCTGTTTATCATCTTGCTGCGCTTAATGCGATTTCCAATGCCCTGTTGACGGCTTCAAGCATCTTGTCCTGAAGCTCCGCGGAAGACTCATCAGAACTTCCTGCGTTAATCGTTGACCTGCCTATAAGGCTGCCGATTGTCAATGTTATCTGGGTGTTCCGTGTACCGCCAGTCGTTATATCGTTGGCAATCTTTTTGGCGTCTTTACCACCCGTAGATGTCTGCAACAGGCTTGCGGTTCCTGATGCAACTCCCCCTGCTGCCTCCGGTTCCGATATGGCATCTTTTGCCTCCTGTTTCTGTCGCTCCTGCTCCAACCTGGTACCGTAACCAGACCTTATGTTCCCGGTTACAGAGCGCACTCCTTGTATCGCCTGTCTTTTCCCCTCGACATTCAGCATCAATGCGCCGGCTGCTTTGGCAGACTCCCATGCTCCGGAGAAGTCTCCGGAAAACAACTTGGACAGCGCCTCACCGACTTTGCCAACACTCTGTAGGAGGGATGTAATCCTGCTGACAAGAAGATCCTTTATTATTCCGGCAAATCCCTTGACCGTGTCCCACACCGTCAATATAACCGCACGGAAACCTGCAAACTTGTTCCAGCATATTGCAGTTATTGTTATCAGGGCAGCAATCCCCGCTATGACAAGGCCTACAGGATTGGCGCTCATCGCTATATTGAGAAGCCATTGCGCTTTCTCAACCAGCATCAATGCTCCAAAGTGAGCCAGCTCGGCAATTTTCCATCCTTTCAAGACCGTTGTGTTTACAACCATAGCTGCAGTATATGCCCCGATTCCAGCCGCTGCTGCAAGAACAATAGGATTACCTTCCTTGAACATATTGAATATCCAGTGCACAGGTTTTGCAACTGCATTAATTACTGGAATCAAGACATTAAGTAATGACGTGACCGTTTCAAGAGCTGGTATTACAAGCGGTCTTATAAGGTCGTATATCGTAAGCAGGGCTCCTGTTGCGGTATCTTTCATCTCTCCGAACTTGCCTGCCGGAGATTCGGCAAGCTTGTCGATCATTCCATAGAATCGCCCTCCTTCGGATGTTGCTCTTTGGAAAGCGGCACGGACCATATCCATGCTAACGGCTCCCTTGCTCATTTCATCCTTGACTTGCTCCATACTTTTCCCGGTCATCTCCGAGATATCGAGCAGAGGATTATATCCGGCATTGATCAATTGCATTAGGTCTTGACCCTGCAGCTTGCCTGCCGCAGAAATCTGTCCGAACACCAGAGCAAGTTGCTGCAGCCTGTTGTTGTCACCTCCGGCCACATCACCGAGCAGTTTCAAGTCGCTGATGACACTGCCCGATGCGACACCGAATCCAAGCATAGTCTTGACAGCTTCTTGTGCCCCAAGACGGTCGTATGGAGAGAATTTCGCATATCTGTTTACTTGCTCCAGCATCTTCACGGACTTGGTTTGGGATCCGAGCAACACCTCGAATGATGTAGCAGTTGTCTCCGCCTGCATTCCAAGTTTAGAAACCACACCTACACCGGCTGATAGCGCGACAATCGGGTTCGTGAAAAATGATGCACCAGGAAGGGACATTAAAGATGATTTCAGGTTTTTCCCGACAGAAACCGCAAGCCTGTTCGCAGAATAGTCAGCAGCATCAAGACGCCCTTGCAGCTGTGCAGCCTGCCGTACAACCGCATTGCTTCCCCTTGACGAAAAGTCTATTATGAACTGCTGTATATTTGCCATATCACTTGCCTGATTCCCGTTTCCTGATGTCTGCCAACTGTGCGACTGTTACTGCCCACTGATCGTCCGAAAGGCTGTCCGGATTAATGCCGAGGTAATATCTCAGCATCGTGTCAATATAGCCGATGAAATCCGTCTCCGGCCGCCCGTCTGCCTCGTCTAAAGTTTTTTTATCTCTGCCTTTTTCACCTCCGATATGGCCTGGAGCACCGGCACTGCGCCAAGGAAATAGTTGTCGTCTTCCATTATTTCCTGATCACCGTCAATCCAACACTGACGCATGAGGATCTCTGAGAATTTAATGCTGTCCGCACCCTGGCCGGATCCTGCGGCCGCGAAAGACAGGTCCTTACGTGACGGTTTGTGAAGCACTGCTTTCTTGTCTTCGACAACCACCTCGAATATTCCGTCATTTCCGTATTTCTTTTTCCAGCCGGCAAGCTGTTCTTTTGTGTATTTAAACATATCCTTTCTAATTGATTTGTTGAATGCCGTTTGAACAATGCTCAAACGCTGCTATACATAATTTTTCTTGACATCAAGCATGATGATAGGAAGAGCGACTTCCATAAACTTGTCACCCTGCTTGATCCCTTTAGGTACTTCTGTGATTTCAACACCGACAAGTAGATCGGTCTTTATGTTATCCCCATAGGAGGGATTACCGTATGATACGATAATGTTGAATCTCGCGTCAAGAACATCTCCTCCTGCTGCAGCTTCCAAAGCTTCAAGTTCGGACTGCAGAATTGTTATAGTTCCATTGTATGATTTGTTTCCGCGCTGTATGCCGTGTGGCTTGTTTCCTTTGGCATACAACGCCTCCTTTTCCTGGGAGGTTTTATATTCCACTCCGCGAAGGCCAGTTACGGAACGTCCGGCGATTACGGCAGATACGTCTGCCCATTCATATTCTTTTGAATTGAACATAGAATTGTCAGTTTGATGATGTCACTAAAAAGCCAAGTGTCACTTTTATGGCCCGGGCATAGCCGTAAGGACGTATCATGAGAGTAACCAGAATAGTAGAGGTCTGCAGGACGTTCTGTTTTGGATCTATGAAGCATCTGCACCCACTGCCGTCAATAGAGCTGAGTTCCCCTTTGGCAGTCATCTGCGAATTAATCGCATTCTCAACTTCAGCCTGCCAGCTCTTGATCACCGGTTCTTGTATAGTTCCGTCCTCGTTGACCTCTATCTCCGAGAGCATAAAGTCCAGGAGGGTGTCATATGCTATGCGTGCAGCCTTGTCAATTGTCCTCAGTGATGTCAAGTGGGCATAGTCATCTGTAGGATCGCATGCTGTTCTGTCGTCAGTAAAGAAGTAGCCGGTACGGCCCACGTATGCTCTCGGTGTGACATAGCCTTTGTCATATATGGTCACTATGTCATCTCCCGAAGCATCCACAGTCCTGTCTCCGATGTACATCAACACCGGGCTGAGGGTACCGTCTGCAGTACGTCCGATATTCCTGTGCACAGGGATGGAGGCAATCCTTCCGGCAAAGATGCCCATAGCTGCGTTTCCGCTGCCGGGCTTCGTGTCACCAAGTACAATGCAGCACCTGTTGCATGACAGTTCTGAAAGATTTTTCAGTTCTGATGCCTTCCCGGAATAAGACTTGCCTTCAAGGGCGATAAATACCGGTGCGTACATCTGTAGCGCTGCATAATCGGCAAGTTCCTGGGCTTTCGGCAGGGCTGACAACACGTCAGAGTCTATCCCTTCAGTCACCTCAGCATCACTTCCTCCGGATGAGGCCAACACAAGTCCGCGCAGTTCGCCTTTGAGGGACTGCATCAGTCCCTTTAGCTTGCCCGTATCCTTTGAGCATAGTGCAGTCATTGTCTCATCTGATCCATAACCGACCACATACACTGGAGTTCCCTCCTGCGCTTCGGTGTAGAACTGCGACACAAGCTCCACGAGCCTGCCGTTGTTTTCCTCTGTCACTCCGAGCTCCTCCAGGCCGGCGGGCCTGTAGATCCTGTATGGCTCTCCCAGGGCAAACGTAGAAGATACGGCTGTCGCACCGATGACTATGAGCGCCAGCAGGCCGTCCTTGGACTCAGGGACGGTGCCGAGCTGGCCGTTCATATATCTAATTGAAATTTTTGGTAATCCCATAATCTTGTAATGTTAAAGGTATGTCCCGCTAAGGCGGGACTACCCGTTTGGACCTTAAGCGACAGCAGACTGTACGAGAAGATATACACCCTTCTTGTCGCTTCTTCTCTTGGCTCCGCCACAGCGGACGAGGAAGGAGTAGAGGTCTCCGTAATAGAGAGGGTCTCGCGTCTTATCGAATACCTCGACCTCACCCAGGGCTCTTGATACTGAATCTTCATGCCATGCAAGTGCAGCTGCATTGTCAGTTGCAGTACCTTCCTTATCAAACTCGGAGAGAGTACCGTCAGACTTGTATCTGAGTACCTGGGATCTTTTCATAACTTTGAAACCGTACAGTTCCCCGATGACTCCTTTCTTTACATCTGCGGCATTGAAGAAACCGATACTTTCAGTTTCGGTCATGCTGTCAAGAAGCTGGGCATACATTGTGGCGTCAAGAAGCAGGTACCTGCCTGCCTCAGGAACATTGTCCCTATCGAATTTCGTCATCAGTTTGCGGATATCCTTCTTCGTCACAGCCTTGCGGTTGCCTGTGGCCTTGTCTGTATATGCAGGTTCAGCGGCACCTGAGGTGGAAATGCACTGTTCCATCCCTGGTTCCCATGAATAGAGCAGGGACTGTGCGGCGTCATCGATGAGTTTATTCTTGCTCTGCTTGACGACACTATTGCGTTTGTTGTATGACAGCTCGACGGTTTCCGCATGAGGGATGACTATCGGATCGGTAGTAAACTCATCAAGTTCGTAATCTACATCGACATCTGTACGCTTCGAGGCTGACGCGGGTACGGTCGAGCGGTTTTTCTTAACGTCGGGCGGGGCGCCAGCGTTAGGAATATGCACCCTTTTGCCTTCATTGACGTGCTCGCTGTCATCCACAGACTTGCTCGCGAATGAGTTATCGGCAAACAGACCCTCAACGATGGTCCTTGCCCAAATTTCTCTCTGTATTGCCATGTTTTTCTATTTTTTGAATGTCTCGTCAAATTTCTTTCTGTAGAGTTCCGGATAGCTGTTCTTGAGCTCCGCCAGCCTGCCTGAACGGTCAATCTCGTCCCAACTCATAGAAGCGAGATCATTTCCGTTTCCTGGTGCTCCGCCCCCTATGAAGTCCACGATCTTCGCCTGTCTCTTAGGAAGCGACTCCAGCAGAGTCTTCGTGTTTGCCTCATCTGAAGAAAGCAGGTTCATGAATGTCTCCTTCTGTTCAGCCTTTATGCGTCCCTCGGATACTGCCTGATTCAGCAGGGCCTCATGAGCAGTCCTTCGGTTTTCTTTCTGCTCGTTCTCAAGTTCTGAGATACGCTGCTGAAGCGCTGGGACTTTCGCTGCATCGTTCTCCAGCCGTGCTATTCTGCCCAGCACATCCGCCTCGGAAGAGGCGTTGGTGAATGAGGGATTCTTCCTCACTTCATCTAAAAATGCCATTTCGTTCTGTTTATTTGGCTGTGAAGTCAGCCGGTTAGTAAATTTGTAGATATCGTCAGGGGTTGCTGACACCTCCGGTGCTTCCCCCTCCATGTCGTATATTGAATCTATCAGACCCATCTCCAGCGCGTCATTTGAGCTGATCCAGTGCTCTCCGCCTGAGAAATATTTCTCCTCCACATCCTCCGGACTCATCCTGCACCTGTCTGCAATAATCTGGGCAAGGGTCTTCTGTGCCGTTTCCGCTTCAGCTGCTACACGTCTGATATCCTCTGCCGTTCCATAGGCACCTCCTGAAACCTGGTGGAGCATCAGACGTGCAAAGCGGGACATGTGCAGAGGCTTGCCACAGAGTGCGATGACGGATGCAATGGAGGCTGCAATACCGTCTATGTAGATATTGATGTCAGCCGAAGAATTCCTGAGGGCATTGCATATTGCTATGCCTTCATAAACTTCACCTCCATAACTGTTGATGCGCACATCTATCTTATTATATTGTGCCTGCAGCCTCAGGAGTTCAGATACGACATCAGCAGATGACACTCTGTCACCTCCTCCGATATTGCCATAAAGCAGTATGCAGGCCGAGTTTGAATCTGAAATTATGTTGAATATTTTGTTCATCCGCAAATCATTTCTCCGGCAAAATTGAGTTGTTTAATGCGCACGACAAAATCCGGAATTTATCATAGCATAATTCATTGACTATGAAAGTGTGTTTTTCGAACTATCATAAAACAGGAATTTTTTCACGCGCATAATACGGACGACATTTGCAGAAAAAGAACGAGATGGCAACACTCAAAAATGAACAGAAAAAAGCACTTGCAAAGGACATCTACCTGCTCGGCAGCTATACTCTTGAGGAGATAGCCCAAAAGGTGGATGCCACCAGGCAGACTGTGTCAAGGTGGGCAAAGACGGAAGGCTGGGACGAACTTAAGGCCGGCATGACTATCGGCCGGGAACAAATCCTAAAGAGCCTCTACAGGCAAATCAATGAAATCAACAGCAATATCAGCAAACGCGCCCCTGGCGAGAGACATGCAAGCATAAAAGAGGCGGATATCCTCGCAAAGCTTTCAGCAGCCATCAAGAAAATGGAGGAAGATGTCGGCATATCTGATCTCATATCTTCCGGGATGAGATTCGGTGACTGGCTTAGAACGGTGGACATTGAAAAGGCAAAGGAGTTCATCAATTACTGGGATGCATTCATTAAAGATCAGATCTGATGGCGACGGCTGAAGAACGGCAGAAAGTAAAGGAGTGGCAGGAGTATGTGGAGAACATACGCACGGCTACCCCTGTGGACATATCCATGTCCGAGACGGAAAAGATCCGGATGAAAGCTCATCTGGAGGCGCATCCAATAGAATGGATACAATATTTCTTCCCGATGTACGCAAAATACCCATTTGCAAAATTTCAGGTCAAGGCAATAAAGAGAATCATCGGCAATGATGAGTGGTTTGAAGTCCTGTCGTGGTCAAGAGAGTTGGCCAAATCAACTGTCGTGATGTTCTGTGTCATATACCTGGTACTTACAGGCAGAAAAAGGAACGTAATCCTGGCATCAGCAACAGAGAAGTCTGCGGAGAAACTTCTGGCTCCATATAAGGCAAATTTCGAAGGGAATGCCCGTATAAAATTTTTCTATGGGGAGCAGGTCAATGTCGGACAGTGGACATCCACGTTGTTCATGCCGAAATGCGGAGCTTCGTTTATGGGAATTGGTGCAGGGAATGCACCGCGAGGTGCAAGGAATGAGTCAGTGAGGCCTGATGTGCTGCTCGTGGACGATTTTGATACCGATGAGGATTGTCGAAATCCCGTAACACTTGACAAGAAGTGGGACTGGTGGGAGAAGGCACTATATCCGACACGCTCTGTCAGCGAGAGCACACTTGTTGTTTTCTGTGGCAATATCATCGCCAAAGACACGTGCGTTGCCCGTGCTGGTACTAAATCTGACCACTGGGACATCGTCAATCTTACTGATAAAGACGGGAACAGCACCTGGCCGGAGAAGAACACTCCTGAGAATATCGAGAGAATTAGAAAAAGCATATCAAAAAAGGCATATCAAGGAGAATATATGAACAACCCTCTCACAGAGGGAAAGATATTCCGCAACCTACCTTATGGCAAGGTGCCGTCGCTGAAGAAGTTCAAGTTCCTGATATGCTATGGAGACCCGGCATATTCAAACAAGAAGAACAAGAGTGGCTCAACCAAGGCCGTTTGGCTTGTCGGGAAATACAGGGGTATCTACTACATCATCAAGGGATTCCTTGCACGGGAGACAAACGCCAGATACATAGACTGGTTTTATGAAATAAAGGAGTATGTCGGAAAGCAGACATCAGTCTACTACTACCAGGAGAACAACACTCTGCAGGACCCATTCTTCGAACAGGTCTTCAAACCGCTCATCAGGGAGGCCAATGAAAAGAGGAGCGACAGCCTGTACGTACGGGAGGATATGCGCCCGAAGATTGACAAGGCGTCAAGAATCGAGGCGAAACTGGAGCCTATAGATCGCAACGGAGCGTGGATCTTCAACGAGGACGAGCAGGACAACCCGCATATGAAAGAACTGCAGGACCAGTTCACTCTCTTCGAGATGTCGCTTCCATACAATGCTGACGGACCAGACTGTATCGAGGGGGCGATAACTGTTCTGGACGAAAAGCTGACGGATCTGGACTCAGTGATAGACACATACTCTCAAGAAGACCTCCGGACAAACTCAAACAGGATGTAACATGAACAATTTCATCACACTGGAGGACTATGACGCCTCCATACACAGGGAGATCCTGGACTCACTGCTGCGCAATGACGCGATGCAGGACTCCGCAGTCGTAGAGATATGCGAAGACAGGGCGATCAGTGAGATGCGCTCGTACCTCTCCAAAGCATACGACTGCGACATAATATTCGGGCAGAGGGGAACGGACAGGCACCCGCTCATTCTGATGATGGCCGTCGATATTGCCGTATATCACATATTCTGCCTGCACAATCCGTACAAGATGTCCCCAATACGGAAGGACAGGTACGAAAGGTCCGTAGACTGGCTGAAGGCTGTTGCGAAAGGCGGAATCACAGTGGACGGAGCACCCAAGTTGCCGGAACATGAACTGGAGGATAACAGCCCATGGCAGATAGAGAGCAACGCACTCAGGGCTTCACATATGTAAAATACAAGAGATATTATGACAAAGAAAGGCAGACCATTGAAAAAAGGACAGATAATATCAGGAGGCATTACGCAGTTGTCGAATGAACGCACGAGGCTTGACATAGTGCTGCAGTCTCCGGAAATATTCCACTTCGACATATCATCATATATGAGGGCTCTTGAGTCCGCCACTGCTATAGATTGTTATAGCAGGTCACGGTTGTATGATATGTACAATTCCGCTCTGCTTGACCTTCATCTCTCCGGAATAATCGACAAAAGGCTCATAGGAGTATCAAGGATACCGATAGAGTTCCGGAGGAACGGAAAGCCGGACGAGCAGGTCAATGAACACCTACATTCACCATGGTTCAGACAATTTGTCAAAGATGTGCTCTGGAGCAAGTTCTGGGGATTCTCGCTGTTCCAGTTCTACCGGGACGAGAAGGGGTGGATAAGCTATGATTTGATTGACCGAAAGCACTATGATCCGGTGCGTAGGGAGATACTCCGATATGAGACTGATATGTCCGGCACTCCGATTGAGGCATTTGACAATATTCTTTATGTTGGAGACGGTGACAGGGAACTCGGCAAGCTTGCGAAGCTCGTGCCCATGGTCCTGTACAAGCGCGGCAATGTCGGTGATTGGGCTGAGTTCTGTCAGGTCTTCGGAATGCCTATCCGGGAATACACCTACGATGCCGGAGACGAAGAGGCACGGCAGAGATTGCTGAAGGATGCCAAGAGACAGGGAGGGAATGCCGTTTACATCCATCCGAAAGAATCCACTCTGAATCTCATAGAGAGCGGAAACAAGTCCGGCACAGTGGATCTTTACGAAAGGTTCTCAAATATGTGCAACACGGAGATGTCCATAGCTGTCCTCGGTAACACACTTACCACAGATGCTAAGAGCACTGGCACTCAAGCTCTCGGCAAGGTGCATCAGGATGAAGAGGATGAACTTAAGGACGATGACAGGGACTTCGTTCTTGATGTGCTGAACTATCATATGACAGATATTTTCCAAGACCTTGGCGTGGATACCAGGGGAGGAAAATTCGCGTATATAACAACGAAACAAGTCGACAAGACCGTTCAGATAAATGTGGTGGAGAAGCTTACCAATATGGGACTTCCTATCTCTGATGACTATCTGTACGAGACATTTGACATCGACAAGCCTGAGGATTATGATTCCATAAAGGCTGATATGGCCGTAAAGGCAGAAGAGGAAAAGAGACGCAGGGAGGAGACGCGAATGGCGTTTGAGCAGCAGTTGAACAATGACAGAACGCCGGTAAAACAATCCACAAAGAAGCCGGTCGTGGACAGACTGAAGGATTTTTTCGGCATCGCCCCGCAGGACGGGGCTCCTTTAGAGTTCTGATGGATGATCTCTATGGTAATTCTTGTGCATCCTGTGGCGGAATGCACAATGCCGTGGAAAATACCGTTGCATTCAGTGCAGAGGCACTGGAGAAAGGCCTGAGGGAAATCTATGACGGGCTTGATGTGAAGAACGTCATAGAGCGGTTCATATTTGATGAGACGCTCCGCCTGTTCAACAGGGCGACTGCAGAGGGACTATCGGAGAACTATGACGATAAAGTCATTACAGACCGATTCCTTGAACAGCTGCGTACCAACAGAGCTGTATTCTCAGCTTTCCGCACGCACAGGATGCAGAACGACATCGCACGTCTGATGACAGACGAGAAGGGCCGGCTGAAGCCTTTTGAGCAGTTCAGGAGAGATGTTGAGCCGCTGACCGGTAAGTACTGCAGGAACTGGTTGCAATCGGAATACTCCACAGCTGTCATCAGGGCGCATAGGGCTGCCGACTGGAAACGGTTCGAGGACGAGGCTGATGTGCTGCCTAACCTCAGGTGGATGCCGACGACAAGCCCGAACCAGGATCCGTTGCATCGCCAGTACTGGGAAAAGAAGCTTACGCTGCCTGTAGGGCACCCGTTCTGGGACGAACATCGCCCCGGTGACAGGTGGAACTGTAAGTGCATGCTTAAGCAGACTGATGAACCGGTCAACGATGATGTCATCAGGGACTTCGACCCCGTACCTGCGCAACCAGGACTGGATGGCAATCCAGCAGAGGACGGGAAGATATTCTCAGATACACATCCTTACTTTACACACGCATACCCTGGAGCAGAAAAGGCTGTAAAAAATATAGTCGGTTATAATGTTCAGGAGGCAATCGCAAGGAAAAGATTGACAATAGAGCCGGACGCAGACATATCCGAACTTGAAGACAATGAGCGTTGTGCAATCTGCATATTGAAATCTTTTCATAAGACCAGAATGACGATAAGAACTCACAGTCATGAAAAGGGAGTAAAGAATCCTGAATATCTTATAGATGGTCTTGTTGCTGACCGAAAAGGGATAAAAAGCGAAAAAGGAGTTGCCTCTGGTTTCCAAAAGGCAATAGGACAAGGATGTAAAGCTATTGTGATAGACTTGGATAAAGATATGCGCCGCCTTAATGAGAAACGTCTTGGCACCCATATACAATGGAGACATACAGATTTTGAGAAAGGTACGGTAGAACGCTGTTATGTTATATATGACAGCAAAGCTGTTCTTATTACAAAGAAGGAAATTATGGAAAAAACAGTTGAAGAATCACTGAAAAGATTGAAGCCATAGATAAGTCTACGGCTTCATCAGGACGGTGCGGCTTGAAGTAATCGCGCCTTTTAAGCACTCACATCCGATGCAAAAATAATTATAATTATTTAATTTCCAAACAAGATGTCAAACAGTGTCCCGGAAATAGAAAAAATCATCAAGGAGCAGCTGGCGGACCTGAACCGGCTGAAAGACCGCGTGCTGCCGGTAAAGGTCGGGCGTGCCGTCATGGAAAGCACCAGGCAGAACTTCCGTGAAGGAGGATTCTATGGTCGGAAATGGGAAGACACGAAGCGCAGAGCTATCGGTTTTGATGGTGCTGATGGGCGATACGGCCCTTTGTTGTCAAGGCAGAACCACCTTATGTCAAGTACAGATTACATTCCAGGACAAGGCAGGGTTACGATACAGAATGCAGCTGAATATGCACAAATTCACAACGAGGGAGGACATATTCCGGTTACTATTAAAATGAAGCGTTTCTTTTGGGCGAAATACTATGAGGCCGGATTGTCAAGCCAGCTGTTCGAGGACGGTAAAGGCAAGAGAAGCAAACAAAAAGCGGATGCATTTTCCGGTGAAGCCGGATTCTGGAAAGGTATGGCTCTCAAGAGGGTCGGCAGTAAGATAAAAATACCGAGGCGTCAGTTTCTTGGAGACTCTCCGCAGGTGGAGAAAATCATAGAAGACATAACAAAAAAGGAACTTCAAAACTATATCAATGGAATCAATAATAGAACATCTCGTGAAACACATAGGTGACAGTATGCCGGGAATGAGGGTTGTGGACGAAGACTACGGCCAGTTGGAAATGTTAGACCAGGAAAACAGGGACAGTTATCCTCTCGTTTTTCCCGCAGTGCTCATAGATGCCCCTGATGTGCAGTGGGACAACATCTCCGGACTCTCGCAAAAAGGGCTGGCCACTGTCCGTGTAAAGCTCTGCATAGACTGCTATGACGACACGCATTATGGATCTGATACAATAGAGAAAATCTCCGAGAGGGAGACTATGCGCAAATCTCTTCACCGGTTTCTGCAAGGACATAGGATATATGAGCACTCCGCCTTGGTCCGAACGTCCAGTCGGTTCTATACATTTTCTCACGGGATAAAGGTATATGAGGCGACTTATACTCTTGAGGTGACGGAAATAACAGATAAGAACACAACAAGACCGGTCACGCCGCTGAAAATATCCATTTCACCGTCTTTTTCAGCAAATGAAAAAAGACGGTGAAATCACCGCCTTTTGGGGAATTAATGAATTACTCCGTATCTTTGAAAAGTTTTAACTGATCCGCCGTCAGTTTGGGACAACCGGGAACTTTCAGTTTAATTCTTTTGGGGCTGTCCACCTTTTTAAGAATCTGGATGATCCTGGACTCGGAAAGGAAGAACTCATTTTCAGAAAGCTGCTTTATTGCGTCATCAAAGCGCAGCCTTTGAACTTCCGTCCAATAGTAATAGCGCGATGCCACCTGTGCGTCGCGCTTTTTTATCAGGCGCTTGTTTCTTCCTTTCTGTTCCATATTCTTTAGATTCTAATTTCGCTGTTGCGATACACTCCGTAATCTTCTACCGCTGCCTCCATCACTTGCCTCAGTTCCGGCCTGCGTCTGAGCAGCTCATCAAAAAGTGGTTTGATCTTATGCGCCGTCCCGTTCACGACGATTGTCATCCCGTCCTGGATAACGGCCGTAGCAGTGTGTACAATGCGGTCTTGAGGGCTATTTTTTTCGTCATTGCATATTATCAGATCAGCCAGGTGCCTCGCTGCATCCTGAATCTCATTCTCGTAAATTCTTCTCATATTACTCCTCCTATGCCTCTGTCATTCCCAAAGGAATATTTACCCATACTCCATTCTCGTCCTTGTATTCAGCCCTAATGTAGGTCTTGGATATAGCTGGACTGTAAGCTTCCTCGATAATCCTTACTCCCTCCATGAACCTGGAGTCCCCGGTCTCCTCGGCAATCCTCCTCAGCTGGATGATGCGCGATGCCTTAAGTGTCCCTTTCTGGTCCTTGGCCAGCAGTTTAATGACCATCCCGACCAGTGCCCTGGACTTGTCATCGGTTGCGAGGGATTCTATGTATTCCCGGATGATAGCAATGCCTTCATCCGCTGTGTCAAGATAGCCGTCTGTTACATAGGTCCCGAGAATGACGCGCTTGTCACCCTTGCGGTTGGTGAAGGTGTGCGACTGATTAGTCATTTCCTTACCTTTTGACATTCTGAACATCTCCAGCTTCATATCAATGATTGTCTTGAAGCTTTCAAGGACTTTCATTTTGCCCTCTTTAATGTTGCGGGATATGCTCAACAGCTCGGGGACGGCAGACTCTATCTCTCCGTCAACCATTTCCCTATAACTTTCTCTCATCTCTTTTGCCTTCTCTTCGGCTTCATTCCTTGCCTTTTCGGCCTGATACGCCCGGAACTGCTCCAGTTCCTCCTGCGTCATCTGCACTGTGTTTGTTTCCATCGTCTTATTGTTTTTCTGTTTCAAAAATTGGAGATTCAAATCTGAACTTTAATCCAAAAATATCTTCCTGATATCTTCTGCATAATATCTTCTCTTTGTACCTTATTGTGTATACGGGATTTATATAATGCTCAACCGTTTCGTAGGCCACCTGTATTTGATCCGTCTGTATTACCTCGTAAGGAAAGAGTTTACAAAATGCAAGCGTGGCCACGTTGAAACCATATTCCAATATTTTTTTACGCATGCTCTCGGTATAATCCAGCATCTGTTGCGGTAACTCATCTTTCATTTTTCCGTCTTGTTTATAGTTTGTTTTAATCAGATATTGTCATAAGATCCTTGAGCATAGTCTCAAAGGCACGATCTCTTGCAGCCTTTGTTGGATACTTTTCCAGAGTTCTCCAGTCGCTTCCTTGTTCATGCCTCTTCACTTTGATTCTCGGCTGCGGATAGTCGTCCTTACGGATGATCCTGAATCCGGCTGCCATTACTTTTGTCTGTGATTTTGTGTCCATATGTATTTTTTTATATGTTGCTCTTAACTGGCCACATACGGTGTCCTTGTGTCAAGGACTCCTATAGTGCCGCTGTTGATATAGTTTATAAATTATGACATATATTTCGTGTTCCCTGGTACGGGCATCGGTATATATATCGTCCTTGTTTCCGGAACGGTTCCCTTTTCAGCAGCCTTTGTAATACCAGCAGCCTTTAAGCCACCTTTCCGCAGAATGTTTTCAAGCTTCCGGACAAGACTCTTCAGTTCGTCCACAGACAGGGATGCGAAGCGTTTACCGGCTATCTTGGATGACATGCAGAAACTGTCTATTCCGTCCCAGTTGTCAGCGGTATGTATCCCCAGCCGCTGTAGCCTGAGAAGCGCCGACGAACGCCATCTTTTTAGCTGTACCTTGGATGAGGTTTCACGCTGTTTCCCTTCAATGGCATCGCACATCTCCTCATATTCTTCACGGTACATCTCTCTAAGATGTGTCGTCCGTCCGTCTGTGAATTGGTGGACCATAAGTTCCTTGTCTATCTCCGGACGGCCCTTTATAAGGCAGTAAAATCGGCCGAAATTATTTTGCTTCACTTTTGCCATTGCTGTTTAATTTACGTTCAATATTACGATCTGCACTTTTTATAGCGCCCAATTGCTCTCCATATGCGAATATCAGCTCCTTTCCTAAAAGCCTGTCACCTTCTTTCCAAACTCTGCTAACATAGGCACTTTTGGCTACGGCCTTTGCGGCCTTGAGAGTCCTGTGATATTTGCCGGTCCTTTCTTCGTAGAATAACTTTTCCATAACTATTCCTCCCTTTTCTGATTTGTGCCCCAGTATTTTTCCGCTCCTTCCGTCCATACAATTGCTTTTCCACTCTCTCCGATGAAACGTCCCTTACTGAATGCCGTATGCCCTTCCACCCAGAGTTTGAGGTCTGCATCATACTCAACCTTTCTTGCAGCACGTCCGGAAGCCCTCTTTCCGTCCGCATGAGAAATGAATATCAGCATCTTGTTTTTATGCTTTTTCTTAAACTCCATATACTCACGGTATGATATATTCAGGTACTGGAAGGAATCTATCGCGACGAACTCCGGTGATTTAGGTTTTGAGAGCCTCTCATCAAGTTCCGACAATGTTGTCTTACGCAATATCTGGAATCTTGAACCGCATTCAGCCAGGCCGGCCCTCTTGATGCCGTTCTGAAGGGAAAGACTGTAGCCCTCCTCCAGTGGCACATAAAGGACTTTGCCGAACCTTGTCAAGTCTTTGCAGAAACTGAGAGCAGCAGTGCTCTTGCCGTTCCCGGAATTCCCCCAGAAGAAGACCACTCCATGACGTATCATAGTGCCCACACATTCCTTCCATACCCCAGACAGTTCAATGCTGTCATACTTTATTTTCAGGATCTCACTTCCTGTTATTGCCCTTTCCATATTTGAACACTGTTTGAAAGGTTATTTGCCACTTTTCAATGAAAGTTCCTTCAGCTCCTTATAGACAGATCTTCTGACCCTGCGAAGGTCGTTCCGGCATTCTGAGGCTTCTTCCTGTACAGTCCTGATGGAGAATTTATCTGAAAGGCCGTTGGCGATGCAGATTGCCTCTATCTCATTGCTATCTACAAGGGACAGCGGTATGAATTTCCGGCCTATTCTGGAATGCAGCTCATCATAGCCCCTCTTTCCTTTGTTTACGCCTTTGAGCATCCGGTTTTCTATGCTGTCTGTGGACAGGAACACCATGCCGCATTTGTTCTCCAAGGCGTTGTAGAGAGTTACATAATTGGAGAGCACATTGTCCTTCAGTTTGTCCCCCTCATCAAATATCAGCAATGGCTTCTCCATGGTCACTATAGCCTTGACGATAGCCTGTTCCGCCTCCTGGATATTCATACCTCCGCTCTTGACGCCCACCTTGGCCGCCAGTTCGTGTATGAATGACCTGTTGGTCATCTTCTCAGTGCATGACAGGATGAAGACGCTCCGGTTCTCGGCTCCGAACACTTCTGCGGCAGCACTTTTGCCGATACCGGCCGGACCGATGATCCACATGACCATGCCGTCCTCTCTTGCATCGGAAAACAGGACCATAAGGTCATCAAAAGCCTTTGTGCGGCATATCTGCCATTCTGAAGATGCCAGGAGTTGTGAGGACAGCTTCATCCACATCTCGTCGCTGATAAGTTCCCATTTCCTGTTAAGGATGCTCGAAACTGTCCCCGAGGATATACCTTTCAAGGAATTGGCGGCCTTGTTTTGGGACGGATAACGTCTGACATACGTCTCAAGGCGTACTCTGATTTGTTCTTTCTGCTCTGTTGTCATTATATATTGTTTTTTGTGTTTACATTCTTGAATAGACTGAACGCTCTGAAAGGCTGTCCTGTGTAATGTTGCTTATCTCCTTCTCGACCTTGCCGATGGTGTCAGGCAGCACGGCTGCCGGTTCTGGTTCTGAATGCAGCCGTGTCCATTCCTCCGCATACTGCTCGAACTCTTTTGCCGTAACTCCCGGCAGCTTGGGGTCACGCATCCCATGTTGGTCGAATGCCTGACCATACTTGCGGTCGAGAGCATTACCATCCAGATAGAGGAACACCTGCTGACGCTTGCCGGCATGCTGCTGTCTCCGGATAAATGCGCGCTCCTCCTCTGTCTGCTCCTGCATGGCACGGTGCACCACAATCTTCGGCTTAGCCTCGGTGATGAACTGCAGACCATAGTTCGGATCTCTCCTGCAGAGCCGGACAACCGACTTGTCACCAGGATCGTACTGCACAACGAACTTGTTTCCTATGTTACGGGCATTCCAGTCCAAATCCGGCATCCCGTCTTTACCGAACACCTCATATCTGTAGGTCTCGTTGTCAATCTGTATCTTAAGGCCGTCTGCAGTGAAAGTGACCTCGTCCTTGGTCGTGAGCCAAAAAAGGTTGCGCATCAGCGAAGGGTTCAGTGCAGTGCTCTCCGGGTTGACTGACTCCCTGTAAAGGTCTATTCTCGGCCTTCCGTATTTCGGATGTGTCATGCTGTTCCATTGCATACGGGCCTCGGCATAAGTCTTCAGCAGTTCATCGTATGTCGGAAGAGCTTCAATATTGGCTATGATGCGGTCCACATCAATCTTTGTCGCCTCCGACTTTGCCGTGATATTGCCTCCTGTATAATTCCAGTTGCGGTATAGAACCTGTCCCTGAAAACGTCCGAATATTGCTTCTATGGTCTTTGATGTAGGGTTCTGAGGAGTGCAAGGACGTGTGCATTTGGACAGTTTTGACATCCATTCTTTTGCATCGTACCGTTTCGAGCCTCCCTGCCCGTCATGTATCAGCTCTACAGGAAGATGTCCGGCAAACTCAAACGCATTGCGGTAAGCCCAGTACATCATATTGAAATCCTCGCTTGTTCCAATCTTGTAGCCCAGGAAGATTTCGGAATAGGCATCAATGACCTCAAAGACGTATAGCGTGGCCACCTTCCATCTGCCGTTAACAAGTGCCTTGTAGTACAGGTTCAACTTTGTGCCGTCTCCGTACCAGATGGAGTCCCTAAGTTGCGGGAGGACGGTCGTGTGTCGCCTGATTATGCGTTTCTTCAGGGACAGACTCCCATTCGCCCCTCCCTCCCATATCATCCGTATGTCCGGTCTGTTCAGAAAATTGGTGATGGAAGCCGAAGACTTGAGGGGTTTCCATCCACGCTCCATAGCGACACTATTGTATTCCTCAAATATCTGCATGTTGGTATAACGGGGGAACTGGCTGCGCTTCCATGCTATGATCAGTTCCTCACCTTCAGGAGTGAGCTTTGAGGAGTTGGTGTTGGATAGTTTGCTGCTTATGAGGCACGCGTAGCCTTCTGCACGGTATCTGCGCATCTTGTCTTTGAGCCTTGCCTCACTTTTCGGCAAAGTGTGTCCGCATTCATCCCTCAGCTTCTCTGATTCGGCAGCGATTCCACTCCAGGCGATAGGAGTACCGGGATTTCCTGCCAATGCGCGACTGCTTTTCTGAATGTCGTGGCACTCCAGGAGCCGGTTCAGTACCGAAGCATTCCAGGTATACTCTTCAATCTTGTCTTCCTTGATAGCTTTGCCGTCCGGAGTCGTAGCAGTGGAAAAGAACTCAAACGCCTTTTCATCATACTTTACAGCCCTCTCTGCTTCACGCAGCTTCTTTTCCTGATCTCCGTACTTTGCAATGTACTTCTTCCTGAAACGCTCAGGGAGGGTCTGCCAGTCTATGTGTGCATAGCTGTCAAGGCCTTTACCGGGGCGAACGATAGAAAGCCTGTTGCGAAATGCAAGTATATTGTAGTTCTTGTAACTCATAACTGCATTTCCATCACTGCTATCCGTCAATTCAGCGACTGTCACACATATATTTCCGTTGAAGATTTCCATCCTATTGTTTTTCTTTGCTCCCCGTGCCGGTATCGCTCCGGACAAAACCCTTGCTTTCACGGGGACAATCGCTAAATTTGCATTTGGAAACTATTAAACTTTAGCGATATGAATACTTATTTTAGATTCACCTTTCGGCTTTCTGGTAGTGCTTTGATATCAGTTGCCAGAACAGATTTTGGAGGCCTTCTGAGGAAACTGAACCTGAAATACAGAACGCAAAAGACTTGGTGTCCGTATCAATACCAACCGAGTGGACTTGAATGTCACTGGAAACTTGATTTTTTAATATGTCCGCCAGAAAGACAGCCAGACACTCGGCTGGCCACGATTCAAGGTCTGATAAGCAGAGATCTGCCGGAGTTTGAAGCATCCCATCCCGAACTGGGAAAGGTAACCATTTATAGAAATCTGTCAGATTATCCACATCTGCTCCACCAAATGCCGGATTGGAACAAATGATGTTCTGTTCTATATCCCTATATTGTCTGAACAGGTCTCTAAGATTGTCAATATCCTTTTGAATATTGAAGTTCTTTGTTGTCTCCTCACGCAAGTGCATAGCTACTGTATTACAGGTTTCAACATCCTCTCCTCTGCAATCCGCTGCGCCCTCTCCACTACATTGCCCCACGAAGCGAGCGGAACATCATAATATCTCTCCGGCTTCTCTCCAGGAACAAGCAGGCTCATGCAGTTCCCCACAAGCGTCACCTCCACGCCAGTGGCGAATCTCTGATGCATCCCGTCTTCAAGGAAATCTGTCTGACAATCAGGGGTGAAATCATCCTCCTCATAAATGCCACCCATACTGATGGCATCTCGTCGGATACTGTCTCCGCGCTTGTTCTTTGTGATGAACGAGCATGCCTCCCAAATTGTCTGCTTAGTGACCCCATATTTTTTCATCAAGGCCTGCTTTGTTTTGGCATCTGTTGATATATACCTTCTCATGATATGTTGTTATGTTGGTTAATATTCATAACTTTGTTTGCCTTATGTAGTAAGGTTTTGCAAAGTAACAAAAGATTTCGCCATTATGCAAGAGAAAAAACAAAAGATTTCGCCAATTAAATCAAGGATTCTATATTTTGCCAACTCACTTGGAATTAGCAAGAGAGAATTTTACTCTAAAATTCAAGTTTCAAGAGGTACATTAGAATCAAAAACAGGGATAACAGAAGATGTATTGGCGAAATTTATCGCCATATACCCGAGTGTTTCGATTGATTGGTTACTCACCGGCGAAGGAAATATGCTAAAAGAATCTACCCCAATAGCTATTAACCATAAATTCTCATTGCGTACAGATCATCCAGTTAAAATTCAGGATATTCCTCTATATGATATAAGTGCCACAGCTGGAATGCTCGCTATATTCAATGACAATAACATCGATCCTGAGGATTATCTTCGTGTGCCTAATTTGCCGCCTGTAGATGGTGCCATCTATGTCAGAGGAGAATCCATGGTACCACTGCTTAAGAGCGGAGATATCATTATATATAAGAAACTGGAATGTTCACTTGACAGCATACTTTGGGGGCAGATTTATCTTCTGTCTTTTATGGCAGGAGGAGAAACATTCACTGTGGTCAAATACCTTCAGAAATCAGAGTTGCCAGGATACATCAAGCTGGTCAGCCAAAATGAACACTTCCAGCCCAAAGACATACCGCTCAACAGCATCCACGCGCTCGCCCTTGTAAAAGCCTCCATCACCTTCCACACTATAGAGTAAAAAAGGCCAGCACGTGTTGGTGCCAGCCTTTTTATTCTATGGGAAGAACTAACATTCTCTATTATTAATCAAATCGTTAATAATATCATCCACCGAATCTTTATGTCGAAATGCATTATATATCGTATATGCTAGATATAGTAAAGAAGCGATCCAACAAAAAAAGAAGAACGCACTAAACTGATCAGACGAGATATTCCATCCAAAGATTGTTTTGTCTTGAAAAGTGGAAGTAAAGTACGTCATTGTGAATGGAATGAAGAATATTAACGCGTTGACCCAATCTCGTGACTTGCTTATTTTATCAAAATGCCTTGTCAAAATATTCCGTGCGCTGCTTTCTGGAATCTGGATAATGACCATATCCATTTCATTCTTCACTGAGAATTTTACAGTTTGATTAATGGCAGCCATTCTTATTCTCCTCCCTTAATCTGAAATTGCACGACAGTTTGATAACTTATTTTTCCGTCAGACTGAATAGGTGTAACTTCAAATGACACATATAGTCCTGTGTTTTCATCAGGATATTCGGTTGTTTTCCCATATGTCCCTATTCTCAATGGCGGTGTCTTCTTCACACCTGCCCCTTTGTGAATTGTAAGGATAATTGTACCATGCGACCTGTCGTCTGGAGCAAACACTACAGAACCAGCTTGTTCATCTGACTCCTTTATCAGAAATTTAAAATACATATCGACATCGTCTTTATCTTCTATATACATTTGTTCTGAAGGCTCAAATGGAAGTAATTTGAGTACGAAATCTTTTAAAATACTGAATGTTTTATCAATACTTCGGTTATTTTTTGTGAGTTTGTTAACGG